ATAAAGAAAACTTATCAATAAGATTAGAAAACTTAATCAAGGCATTTAGAGGTGGAAGTTTCACAGATGACACCTTTGCTTTAATGGAGATTCAAATAAAACAAATACAAGCTGAATTATTGGCTTTGGAAATTACTGAAACAATCACTCAACCCGAGCCATCAGTTGAGCCGACACCAGTGGTAGAAGAAAAGAATAATGAGGAAGTATTAAAGGCAATTAAGCAATTTAACAATCTATTTAAAAAGTAAAAATGGAAAATTTAATCAACGAAATGGCAGAGAACCTTAAAGGTTTTCAAGCTAATGCAGAAGCTCAAATTAAAGAGGTATCTGCACAAGTAACTGTTGTAAAAGACGAGTTACAAAAACAAATTGACGGACAATTAGCATCTCAAAAGAAAGCTGCTAAGAAAGAAGTTAAATTTATGGATGAAGTTATCTTAGAGAAATTAGATGGTAACTTTGACGCAATGGAAAAGTCTTTGAAGAACAATGGTAAGTATCGTTTAGACTTATCTGATGTTAAGACAATGACTTTATCTGGTAACTTAACTGGTGATGCACAAGCATCTTATGCTCCAAATCCAGCTATCCAACCAGCACAAAGCATCAACTTCCGTGATTTAATCCCAACTGTAAGAAGCGAAAGCGGTCTTTATGTTTACTATCGTGAGAATAGCGGTTTGACAAACAACATCGCTGCTCAAACTGAAGGTTCTGATAAAGGTGAGAACAACTACTCTTTGACTGAAGTTAAAGTTGTTAATGATTACTTAGCTGGTTTCTCTACTTTCTCTAAGCAAATGTTGAAGTCATTACCTTTTATGACTCAAACTTTACCAAGAATGTTACAAAGAGATTTCTTCAAGGCTGAGAACGCTGCATTTTTTACAACTGTTTCTGGTGCTGCAACAGGTTCAACTACAACTGCTGAAACTAACGATTTGTTACAATTAGTAGACTATATCGCTAACCAAAAGACTGCGAACTTTGTTCCTTCTTATGCTTTAGTATCTCAAACGCAAATGGGTCGCTTATTGAAAGCAACTATCGCTGCTGGTTACTATGCTGGTGCTGGTTCAGTTGTTGTTAACCCTAATGGTGGTATCACAATCTGGGGAGTTCCTGTAATTTCTGCATCTTGGGTAACTGATGACAAAGTATTAATCTTTGATTCTGCATACTTAGAGAGAGTTGAAGTTGAAGGTTTAGCTATTGAGTTCTCTTATGAGAATGGCGAAAACTTCCAAAAGAACTTAGTAACTGCTCGTATTGAGTGTTACGAAGACATCAACTTAATGTTGACTACATCTGCAATCTATGCTGATATGGGTAACGTAAGTTAATTCTAAGGATTAGTAAATAATGACCCCTGCCAATTCGGTGGGGGTTTTTTATTGGAATAAATTAAGTAATTTTGTAAAAAAAGGGTATGTCTTACAATAATTATATTAATGACTTTAGTGCCGTTCCTATCGCACCAATAACAGAGCCAGTTACTTTAGCAGAAGCAAAATTGTATTGCCGTGTTACTACAACCGCTGAAGATACTTTGATTACGTTAATGATTACACAAGCAAGGGAAGCTATTGAAGTAGCAACAGGATTGAGCTTAATACCAAAAGACATAACTACTTATTTCAACAATGTAAGTGGCAATTTTGAGATTCCTTTCGGACCAATTGACATTGATACGTTTGAGTTGTTTGATATGGAGCAAAATGCAATGGAGGTTACAACACCTAACCTACAATTAATAGGTAATGAGTTTCCTAAATTAGTTTCACCAAGATATGCCAACTTAAAGGCTACTTATGAAGCTGGTTACACAACTATTCCAAAAGACCTTAAATTAGCTATATTAGATCAAATCTCTTATGACTACGAGAATAGAGGATTAGATGGTGATTCTGGTATTTGTGAGAAATCTTGGAAAGCCTGTCAAAGATGGACAAGAATAAGCCCAATATTATAATATGAAGTTAGGAAAAGCGAAAGCAAATTACGTTGATGCCAACACGATGACTCGTGAGGTTAAAATCTATGCTGCCACAAGAACAAGTGATGGTCAAGGTGGGTACACAACCACATTTGCCCTACAAAGCACAGTTTGGGGTGATTTAAGACCAGATAATCAAGTTCGTGAGATAGACCAGTCGGAATTGCAATTTGACCAAAGAAACCGCCTTTATATTCGTTTTGGTGCTACTATAACAGATTCGGATGAGGTAGAGGTTGAAGGCGATAGATTTACAATACATTCCATTAAGAACGTAGAGAATCAAAATAGGTTCTTGGAGTTAATAATTTACAAGTAATGGATAGAGTTACTTTAGATATGGTAAATTTAGCTGATGTATTTAAAGACTTAGATAAATTAGATGTTAAGATACAAGCTGAAGTAAGAGATGAAATGAATGCATCTGCTTTGACTATTCAATCTAATGCTAAAAGAGCAGCACCTGTTGACTTAGGTTTTTTAAGGAATAGCATTTATTTAAAAGAAGATAGCAAAAAGCAAGAGGTTGTTTTTACTGTTGGCGCAAAGGCAAAATATGCTCCATACATTGAATTTGGTACAGGAACTGAAGTAACTGTTCCAGCTGGTTATGAAGAATTAGCTATTGTATTTAAGGGTAAAAAGGCTGCTAAAGTAAATATTAGACCACAACCTTTCTTAATACCTGCTTTTGAAAATGAGAAACCTAAATTAATTGAAAGAATAACTAAATTGCTAAAGAATGTTAAATCCTAATATAGAGATAAAAAAGTGGTTTTATACCAATTTGACAAGTGCAACTTCATTGGTTGTTTATGATGGTTTTGCTCCAGAGGGTGCAGGTAACGAGTATATTGTTTTAACTGGCAGAACATCAACACAAGATCAAGGTAAAGAAGGTTATACAAATACAATTACTATCATAGTTGATATTATTACAAAAAATGCTAACTTTGGATATAAACGTGCTGAAACTATAAGCGATTTAGTCTTGACTGCAATCAATTCGGACACCAATATTACATTGGCAAACGGATTCACGGCATCAAGTTTGAGTGTTGAAAGTGTAAGAAACTTAGATGGCTTAAACCCTTTAGATAACGTTTTTAGAGTATTAATAACTTATAACATAATCATAACTCAAAATTAAAATTAAATAAAATGGCAGAAACAAAAGTAAGCGGTAGAGATTATATCCTCTTAGCTGACATTAACAATGATGGAACATTCAAGCCAGTAGCTTGTTTGACTTCTAATGCTTTGACATCAACTTTAGGAACAATTGATGCAACTTCTAAATGTGGAGATCAATACACTCCAAATCAATCTTTTAACCAATCTTTTGAGTGTGAAGGTTTTGCAATTGATGAAACAGGAACTCCTTCTAAAGATAGTTATCAACAATTGTATACTGCTCACGCTGCTCAAACTTTGTTTGCAATTAAGATGGGTAAAGCTACTCCAAGCGCTGGTGATATCACTTATGGTGGTGCTGGTTCTTTAGTATTCATTAGCAACTTTAATGTTAATGCTGCTGATAAAGATGATGTGAAGTTTACTGCAACTTTTGTTGTAAGTGTACCTCCTATCACACAAACTGAAACTGTATAATAAATAAAAAAAAACTATGTTCCAATTAAAAACTAACAACAACACAATCCACCTAAAGTGGGGTACTTGGTCAATGCGTGAGTTTACTAAACAAAACAATATCGGTATTGATGAATACTTCAAAGTTCTTGCAACGGCTCAAACAAGTTTAGACATTATAGTTCAGCTTGTTTACATTGGTTACAAATCTGCTTGTGTAAGCAAGAAAGATGAAGTTATATATACCATTGATGATGCTTGCGAATGGATTGATGAAGTGGGTTCTATTTTTAGCGAAGAAGGTCAAATAATTGACTATTTAAAATATATCGTTGAAAGTACAGTCCACACCATTACAGGTGCAAAGAAAGAAGAAGAAAAAAAAAAGCCTAACAAAGCTAAGCTGGGATGATGTCTTAGTTAAAGCTGCGGAGTGCGGAATAAGACCAAATGAATTTTGGGATATGACTTGGAAGGACTTTTCCATTATCGTTTTAGGTAAGGAAAGAAACGAGTTAAACGAATGGGCAAGGACAAGAAACCTTGCCTATATTGTATATTTAAGTTCTACTACCGAGAAAACACCAAAATCAATGAAGGCTTTTTGGAGCATACCAGAGTTAGATCAAGCTGATATTGATGAAGAAAGAGTGATGATAACACAAGAACAATTGGCAAGGACACTTAAATTGTACGGAGCAAACTAATAAAGATGGCAGAAAATATAGATTTAAATATTAAAATAGGTGCAAACGTAACTGACTTACAATCGCAACTACAAAAAGCTGAAAATCTATTAAAACAATTTGAGGCTGCTTTAAAGAAAGCTACTAACGTTGGTGAGATTAATTATTTGAATAATTCAATTAAGACTCTTAACACAACTATCACTACATTAGGTCAACAAATGAATAAGGTTGGCAGACCTGCTGCCGATGCTACAAATGCTTTAGGTAACTTATCAAGAGTTGCACAAGATGCTCCTTATGGATTTATAGGTATTGCAAATAACTTAAATCCTTTATTAGAATCATTTCAAAGATTATCAAAAGAAAGTGGCAGTTCCAGTAATGCTTTAAAAGCTATGGTAAGCGGTCTTACTGGTCCAGCTGGTATTGGTATTGCATTGGGTGTTGTATCATCACTTGTTGTTGCATTTGGAGATGATATAGCAGAATTTATTAATAAAGCAACTGGCGGTTCACAAGCTATTGTAGAATTTGGAAAATCTTTTACTGCTGCTAAAGATGCTTTTTCTTCTGCTTATATTCAAATGGAGAATTTAAATAATTCTTTTGACCAATTCCATAATGGAACAAAATCAAAAAAATCAGTTTTAGATGAATATAATCAATCTTTAGGAAAAGTTTATGGTACAACTAAAGATATAGCAGAGGCAGAAAAAATATTCATTGATAATAAAGATAATTATGTAAAAGCTGCGTTATATAGAGCAGCAGGTCAAGTTGCTTTAAAGAAAGCAGCAGAAGAAGCATTTAAACAATTAGAAGCACAAAATGCACCATCAACAGCCAATAAAACATCTATGTTTATGGGCGAAGGATTAGGTACTTTTATGTTATCTAAATTTACTGGAACGCCTGTTATTACGGCTACTGATGTTTTAGGAAGTACTGCTATTTCAAAAAAGGCTAAAGAACAAGAAACTTTATTTAAAGGAATATTTGAACAATTTAATAAATTAGCAGAAGAACAAGATAAGTTTGCAGAACATACTAAAGATTTTGGAAAAGATTTAGAAAAACCTTCACCTATTGTAAATTATGCAAGAGAAGAAAATAAGCAACTTAATTTAGAGTTAGCTAAAATGAAGGCTTTGAGGGAGAAGATGAAATCAATAGGATTAGAGCCTTTACAATTATTTGAATTACCATCTGAAGAAAGAGCAAAAGAAGATAAAAGAAAAGGATATTTTGAAAAACAAGCTAAGGGTTTATTAGAGGAATCTAATAAAAGTGGATTTGGTTCTTATATGCAAGACATATTTAAAAAGGATAAAACACAACTTGATGTTGAAGCAGCAGAAAAGAAAAGAATAGATGATTTAACTCAATCTTATGCTCAATTTGCACAAACATTATCTGGTTCAGTAACAAATGCTTTATTCCAAATGTATGATGCAATACAAGAAGGTCAAAATCCTTTAGAAGTAATTGCAAATATGTTTAAACAAATAGCATTGAATTTAGCAGCTATGGTTGTACAAGCGTTGATATTCCAAGCTATTATAAAAGCATTCCCAGCATTAGAAGGTGCATTTACTGCGATTGGTCTTATTGGCAAAGCAACAAGTGGTATGCAATCAGCAGGTGCAATATCTGGTGGCATAAATGCTAATTCAACTTTTAACGCAGGTGCAATGGGGAATAACAATGTTTCACAAGGTCAATTTGTATTAAAAGGTTCTGATTTGGTTTTGGCAACTCAAAGAGCAAACAATAACTTAAATATAAGACGAGGATACTAATGGCATACGAAATAAAATATAGAATCACGGCAGCAACTAAATCGGATGTTACAAGTGTACTAAATATTTATGAGGATGGTTACGATGGCGAGATTATAGAATATCCTTGTATAAGTTTACAATTACAATACATACCAAGAAGCGATGATGCTTTTGAGCCTATTTATGTTAGTCAATTAAGCGTGGCAATAGATGTTACTGACAATGTAGAGGATATGCCAGACTTTACTACATTAAACGATAGAAAGTATTTTGTCAAATTATTAAGTGGTGAAAATGTAGATTTTATAGGATGGATATTAAGTGATAATGTTCAGTATGTATTTTCAACAGGTCGCAAAGATTTATATTTCAATGCTATTGATGGATTAGGTATGTTGGAAACAATACCATTGCCGTTAAGTGATGAAACTGAATTAATATATGTAGAAAGCGCAAAAGATTTTATTACAATTGCATTAGAACAAATAGGTTACCCAATAGATTATAAGATCATTAGCGGTGTTAGTTTTTATTCAGAAGATATGGATAATAGAACTGATGACCCAAGTGCAGATGGATTGGCTCAATCTTATATCAACTATGCAACCTTTATAAATAGTAATCAAGAAGCAACTAATTGTCTTGATGTATTAACAAGAATTGTTAAATCATTTGGTTCAAGATTATTCCAAGCAAAAGGAAACTTTTATATTGTTCCTTTAACTCAATTTGCACAAGATTCATATTATGCTACTATTTACAATAGTGATGGTACTATATTTGATGACACAATAATAAGTAATACAGGAGAAATACAAGGTTTTTCAGCTAATACAAGCGGTTTATACTTTGTTGATAATAGTCAATTTAAGTTAATTAAAAAGGGTTACAATAAAGTTAGATTTAATAAGGTTGTAGAATACCCTAATAACTACATAACAAACTGGAATCTAAAAACATTTACAGTAGTAAGTCCAACGGAAAGCAATGCATTTTCTTGGTTAGCAAATAGAAATGGTGGAACAATATATGTTAAATCATATCCAGAGAAAAAATATAATTCTTGGTTTATTGATTATCCAACCGCAAATCCACACTTTTCATCTGTAACTGCTAACAACTTGCCTTTCATAAATCCAAGTGAAATAATAAATTTATCATTTGATTTTGCAACATTAGGAACTGTATCTGGAACACCAGATGCTTTATTCCTTTTAAAGTTACAAGTACAACCTGTCGGTGGCAATGCTTACTTTTTAAACCAAGATAAAAACTGGTCTATTGCGGTAAATCCGAATGACCATTATTTTTATTATCCTTATTATGGTTCTTCACCAGTTGTAAT